CTCTTCCTGTTCTCTGGTGTAAAAACCTCCCTCTCCAGTATTATCCTGTACCCCTCACGCATCTGCTGCAGGCCATCCTCCAGATAACGGTTGCGGGTCGCCAGAATCACGTTCATCGCTGTCACCTGTTTCCTGCTCACATGAGCAAAAACGGCAGACAAAACTCCACGCCTGCCGTCATGCTTCATGTCACTGTCAGCAATTAAAACTCAAAGTTCACACCAGCGTTCCAGGATACATCGCCATCGCTCGCTGCCACACCTGCTTTCGCTGCTGTCTGCTCATTGAAACGGTAACCAACACCCACGGCAACAGCCTGTTTGTCACTGTAACCACCAACGGCAGCAGTGGCGTTGAATTTACCCACACTGTACGGCTGGAAAAGACCTGCCAGCGCTGCGCTCTGGGCTGCCGCACGTTTCATCTCTTCGTGGTTTTCATTAATCTGACGCTGATGACTGTTCAGACGTGTGTTGTGCTCCTGCAACTGACGGGAAGTGGACTGAATAGCCTGTGTATTTTTAGTAACCCGGCGGTCAACACTACCAACAGTAGCATCAATACGGTCTGTTCTGCCGGACAAAGCTACAAGCCCATCATTAACAGCCAGGGTTTTGCTGGCTCCTTCTGCACGGGTCAGGGTTCCGTCGGAGTTAACACCAACTGTCGTTCTGGAGTCTGTATATTCACGAGACTTTTTCGCTTCAACCACAAGGCGGGTATTCGTATCCTGAGCCAGTTGCTCAACACTGTCTTTTACACGGTCAACCTGACGAACGGTTGCAGCATCTGAGGGACGAGTACCGTCACTCAGACCACCAAGCACCCGGGTTTTATAAGCCTTACCCGGCTCTGCTTCATAACCGATATAAACCTCATTGTCACGGGTTGTGCGTGAATTAGCTCCTAATGCAACACTGTTTTTATTTGTTACTGTTGCCTTTGCCCCTAACGCAGTACCTTCTGTTGCATCTTTATCAACTTTGGCTCGGTTACCTGCTGCCGTGCCATATGTAGCCGTGTTATCAACAAATGCAATGCTTCCCAGGGCTGTAGATGCATCTGCATAAGCATATGTTCCCCCACCTAAAGCCACACTTTGCTGTCCTCGTGCTGCAGACCATGATCCCACTGATGTTGCAATTTCTTTATCCGCGCTGGCCCCTGTACCAACAGCTAGCGCAATCTCTCCATCCGCGCGAGCTGAAGCAGAAAGATCTGTATTTTCTGGGATACTCCCTGAGGCGATAAGCTTATTCTCCGATGCATCCTGAGCCAGAACGCCAGCGCTTACACCAAATAAAATACCGCCAATAACAACGGAAATAACACTTCGTGATAAAGACTTATCCATGTATGATTCCTCATGAATTTATTTGTATACAAACAAACCGAAATACATCGGATGAATAAAGAAAATCTGATGTATTTCGGCACCCATGAGGATATTCCTAAAAAACCCCACAAATTTAATTTTAATTTTTAGGAAATATCTTAGTGTATTTTTTACACCTTTACTCCAAATACTGGAGCACAAGGCAGAGCAATACTAAATAAAAAACTGATCTCATGCCGCTGAATATTTCACATCTGCTTACACTGTAATTTCTGAGCAACATCACAATATCATCAAAATTTAACTGTTTAGTTCAGCCATGATATTTCCCTGCGTAATTATTACGACTCTTTCAGTAAAAACAGAAAGGGACAATCCCTCTTTTCCACCAATTACTCCTGTGCCCAGCCAACCCTGTATGCCAGGATCTCATCCGCACTGGTCAGCTTTTCCAGCTCCTTCTTCATGGTGCGCTGGCGAATGTGGATTTCCATCCCTTTAGTGAACATCGCCTGCTCTGCCGCTTCACTCAGCGCAATAAGCTCTTCTGCTGTCACCGGCACATCATTGTTTTCCGCATCCGTCCAGAAAAACGCCTCCGGCAGTTTCCCCGCTTTCGCTGCAGCCACCGACGGCTCAAGACGCGTCTGCGTTGACTTCCCGTAGTCCCATTTACGCCCATTGTGCTCAAACGTGTAGTTCGCCGCTTCCATCGCATTACGCCAGGCGTTAATTTCATCGCCCTTCATCCCGCGCGCTTTCTCCGCGGTCAGCAGGTCCGTGATTTTCTCCCCGTCAAAACCCCAGCGCCCCGAGATGTCAGCTTTGCGGTTTTCTTCCGTATCTGCAACCTCTGCCACACTCTGGTTTACCGGCCACAGCATAGAGACATCCTTACTTATGCTGGTGATTATACCGTTACTGTCATAAACCAGCTTCAGCGTCTCCGCTGAAAATAACGACTGACACTCATACCAGTCCTGACCATCCTCTGATTTCAGGTACATCGCACCCGGCACATCAGGTTTTTCAGGGGTATAGTGCTTCAGGTTTTTAATAATCATATTATTCTCCGTATTTAATGCCCGGTTGGGCATAATGGAACGCAACAACCAGTGTGAGTCACGTTATTCCGTTTTAATCGTTACCCACTGGCTTCCATTGTGAACCTGAAGAAAGCCATAAGTTACAGCAGTAATTTTGTAAGCCTGTGACCGGATATTCAGAATTACAGCACCATCAGGGACTATATTCATGCCGGGAATCGTTGGTTGTGCTCCATCCAGTGACGGGAAAGTAATCACCTCATGGTGTGCGACTTCTTTCTTCCCTCCGATACGCAGCCCACTAACCAGCGAAGTTGCGCCATCTTTCCCCGGAGGCCCCATCGGTCCCGGTTCACCGCGCTCACCTTTGGGACCTGCCAGACCTGCTGGACCTGCTTCTCCCGGATCGCCTTTGTCACCTTTTGGCCCCTGTGCGCCTGCCGGGCCAGCAGCTCCCGTATCCCCTTTAGGTCCCTGCGGTCCTGCTGGACCTGCTGGCCCCGTGTCCCCTTTCTCTCCTTTCGGACCGGGAACACCACCTCCTGCTGCAGCCTCTTCTGCCTTTGTTTTCGCTTCATTTGCCACATCCATTGCCGCCTTCACGGCCTTCGGCGTGGCTGCCTTTGTTTCGTCATTACTGTCAGTATCACTGCTTAACTGCACCACACCTTTCTGCGTCGTGCTGGCATCCCGCTGGCTGACCGTATCCGGTTTGTTTTTTGTGCTGTAATCCACCCGCCAGTGGAAATACTGTGTGTCGCCGTAAACCGTACAGGTACAGACCGTGCCATTAATAAACCCCGTTGCACCGTATTCGCCAATGGTGACCCGGACTATGGCAGCCTCATACGTTCCCATCACCTCAATGACACAGCCACCCAGATTGAGTTTTCCCGGCCCGACATCCGTGATGACTTTATTGAATCCCGCAGGCAGTGATGCCTTCATCATCCAGTAAGGCTGGTCAAATGCCCCTTTTTCTTTCAGCCAGGCGACAAACTCACTCGTGGTCCATTCACCGGCCCCCGTATGAATGTCCCGCCCGTATACTCTGGCTGCTCCCACGGTGTTCAGAAACTTCACCTTATCCGGGATATCGTCACCGTTTTTCGCTTTCTCCAGGCATCCGTCCGCTTTGTCCATTGCCGCTTTCACCGCTTTCGGGGTGGCTGCCTTCGTTTCATCATCACTGTCCGTTGCGCTGCTTAACTGCACAATTCCCTTCTGTGCCGTCGTCGCATCCGGCCCTCCCGGCTCACCTTTTTCGCCCTTCTCTCCCCGCTCACCTTTCACACCCTGAAGCCCCTGTGGTCCTGTCTCACCACGCTCACCCTTTGGCCCCCGCTCGCCGGTATCGCCTTTTGGCCCGGGAATACCCTGTGGCCCCGTGTCTCCCTTATCCCCCTTCGGTCCCCTCGCATTCTCTGCCCGTTTCTTCGCTTCCTCTGCACTCGCCGCTGACGCTTCCGCACGTTTCAGGATTTCCGCGGCCACCGCTTCCAGCTCTGCAAGGGCTTTCGGGTAATACTGTGCATCCTCCAGGTCCATCAGAAATTTATTCAGCGTTCCCGGTGCCGAATCCGCCTTCACCAGAATGTCACCCACATATGACGGCGCGTACCCTTCCGTGTTCAGCGTCACCCGGTACAACCCCGGCTCAACATCCATACTGTAACTGCCGGTTTCCCCCGGCTGACCATACGCCACCGTGGTGACAATCACCGTCTCCGTTGTGCGGCGCGCTTTCAGCTCTATCGTGCATCCCGGTACCGGTTTTCCCGTACCATCCTTCAGCACACCCGATATTCTGACTGTCATGGATTTCCCCCATAAAAAAAACCGCAGTACCGGTTTCCCGGCCTGCGGTAAAATTTGCGGTTTGTTGGTGTTAAAACGGTGCCATCCGGCTGACCACCCTCAGCAACCGGTCGGCGGGGGATATTCTCCCCCGCCACGGTTTCTTACTGCTTACACTGTAAGAACGCCGCAATCTCCGCGCCCGCTATCCGGAACCGGAACTCGCACAGTGAAGTGTGGGTGATCCAGATAATGAGCACTACCGTGATACAAATCACGGTGGTTTTTAACGGTTTTTGCGACATAAACGCTTGCTCCTTTTACGGAGAGGCGCTAACCTTTCACTTGCTTAGGATGAATGGTCAGGCCTCGGGTTAAACATGAATGTTTGTCCGGGGCCTTTTCACATCCGGCCTTCAGGTGTTCCCTCCGGCCATCAGCCAAAGGCACCCGCGCATACTGTACGGTTTTTGTCTCCTTCCGGCAATCCGTATTCCGGCTGCCTGTCACGATCTCCGGGTAAAACCGGAATCTGTCGATTTCGCCACCATGAGAGTAAAGGCGTCATATCTCCACCGCACCAGCTCTCTCTTTCTCCCTTCCACATCCCCCATATTGCCAGGACCACCTTCAACTCTCATTGTCACTGTAATCCGTGTATCTCCCCCTCCTGCCACCACATCCCATACTCCTGAAACGGTGTCCCCGAGGTTGGTGTACGTGTTAACAGCATTGCCATTTCTGTCAAAACGACCTGAAAAACCCGTATCAGCAATTCTCGGTTCTGCCTTAATGACAACTCTTCCGTTAATCTCTATCGTCAGTGTTCCTGAATAGAAAAAGAAGGGAAGGAGTATCAGCTTGCGATCAAACGAAACATCATCAGCAAGAGATACCTCCGCCTTAAAGATGACATAACCCTCTCCATACTTGTGGTTCGTAATATGGAGCGTGCCATCACGAGGTTCGAAGGAATAGCCCTTGACGATATCACCGATGATTCTGTCTGCGCTAATGGTTCCTTTAACAACGCAGTTTTCTGCAATGGTCACGTTATTCAGCGTGCCCGAGTTCGCACTGATATGTCCGCTGATGTCAGCATTGCGGGCCGTCAGCCTGCCCTCCGGCGTCAGGGAGAACGTCGGGGGATTGCCGGACGAGGTGATGCTTACTGCAAACAGTCGCTTCAGGAACACATCGTTCATGAACAGCT